ACTGCAAGAATATTTTATATAAATCAATTAAAAATAAATTTATTCTATCTAAAATAATTTCAGTATGAATATTTGCATATTCACAGTTATGAATACAGTAAATAGCATTATCAACTATGCCCGGTAAACAATTTACCCAAAACTCTTTATTATTTTTATAAGTTAAAGAATTTTTATCAGTTCTAGTTTTATATATTGGTAATTCAAATTGCGCCATATGCGGAGTATCATCATCATAGGTATAATCTTCCATAATAGCATAACAACTTAAATTTAAGCCGCAATCTTCAGCCGCAAATGAACCCGCGCCATGATCATATGGGTATAAGTTATAAACTTCTAAAAATTCTCGCTTATAAATTTTACCCGGTGTAGACATATCTCTGCAACCGCTAACACGACCGCCATCTTCATTAATCCAAGGCCATACATATAAATCAACTACTCGATTTGTCGCTAACTGTTCTTGAATGGCATAGAAGCAATATTTGGAAAGTATAATGTCTCCGCAATCTACAAACATAATATATGCGTTATGAGTATTTTGTATACCTACTTTACGGGCATGGCCGGGGCCACCATTCTATTCTAATTTAATTAAATGAATTAATGGGAACTCTTGTAATATGGAAGTATAATTTAAATCAGAAGCATCATCTACTACTGTAACATCTATCCAATCAGTTACAAACAAGGGCTAATAAATAGAATGTAATGTATTTTTTAAACCTTCTAGGTTATTATAACTTGGTATAATAATATCTAATCTTTGATCAGGATACTAATTACGCACTATCTTATTTAGCGGCAATTCTCTATATTTTTTTACCAATGGATATTTTGTCCAGTTACGATTACCTGCATAATGAATAATTTTTCTTGCTTTAGCCTTCTTATAATCTACAGAATCATTCATATTATAATCTGGCGGTAATACTAATAAATGTCCTTGACATAAGGCAGATATACAATCCTACTCAGGAAATTTATAATATTGTGTATTTAATGCTTCAATTAGCTCATCATCTTTTTTATCTTTACGCAATTGTTTAAGATTAATTAGCATAACTCCAGCATTAATAGAAATGAAATTATCTTTATTTTTTATGGGCTCATCAACTGCGGCATAATAATATCCATCTAAATTTATATCCCACAAATTAGATATATTCTCATTAACAATAGTATCAACATCTAATGAAAGTATTGTATCTAAGTCGAGAAAAATCTTTGATAAAGCCACTCTAACCAATATCATATAAGTCCAAAATGAATTAAAATTTGGACCATTTGGTGAAAAGTACTATTGATTACTTACATTAATACATTTTATTTCTGGCGGCAATTCATATGGAAATTCATCATCTTCGATTAAGAAATATATTTTTTCTACATTAGAATGAACTAATAATGATTTTGCCGCAGTTAACATATCTTCGTACAAATTTCTTGTTCCGTTATAAACTGCTGCTCTCATAAATCACCTCATTCAATTGGAATTTTCATAAACTCCAGTACTTCCCTCATACCTAAACCATTCTCTTCAATTGGCCGCATACAATAATCCCATAATTTGGGATGAGTTTTCTTTAATTGCTGAAAACGATTTGGCTCCTTTTCCAAGTGGGCGCCAAAGCCGCAGAATATGCAACCGGTTCTTTCAATACCAGTGGTCTTTAATAATCCCTTTTCATCCTCAACTATATCACCATAGAGTGGGCAATAGGGAACATTATATTCTTTTAGATACCGATAAATGTCCTGATCGGTCCAGAATGAAATAGGTTTGCTTGAGGAATCCTTGCCCTTAAAGCTATTGCAACCTTCCTTGAACCAGTTCGTTCTTCTTGTAACAGATTCGCTTGCTAAAGTCGCAATAAATGGGACTAATCCAGTTTCTTTATTAAACTTATGGAACGGTTGTTTCTTCATTACTTCGCAGCAATAGCCACTAGTCTTAAAAGGCGCATCAGTGACCATATGCCACCATCTACCATTACCATAACCAAATGCCTTAGTTGGAATTTCGCCAGTAAGATATTTGGCGCGTGTAGAATGGGGATCTCTACGAGCAGTAGCAATACAGTTCGCTGTCATCTTACTAATTAAAGGATATCCAAATCTATCTATTACCTCTTTATAAGTTCTATTTGGCCTAATGATTGTAACATTTTCTTGTGCGCGCACAAATTCTTTTACTTCTGGATATTCTAGTCCAGTATCTACAAATACGGCGCGAACCTCTGGATATAAGTCTCTAACCAAACTTAATAATACGGTACTATCTTTACCGCCGGAGAACCCTACATATACATCTCCGTTAAAATAATCATAATATTCCTTTATACGCTGTTGGCTTTTTACAATTTTAGCCTCTAATGGTAAAGACTAAAATTGTTTTAATTCAGCCGCTGTAAACTTATTCTCCATAAAGCACCTCAATATGCAAAAAATTGGCCTTACGCGGCCAACGAGTACCCAATCCGAGAGTTGAACTCGGCACTAGGGCTTGAAGGGCCCTCGACTTAACCGATTGTCCAATTGGGCTAAATGGGATTGCCTAGCAGCATCCTCACAATCCTCAGTCCCGACCGTTCCCAATCTCACGTGCGCACGCTTACTGGGCGAACCTGCTGCTTTCCAATATGATTACCTGTAACATCGGTAATTTACGCCGCCGTTCTTTTATGTGCCTTTGGATGCACATAGGCTACACTGTGTGGCGGGGTCGGTGGTCGTAACTTCGTCCGCGATTCCTGCTTTGGGTTAGCTAGACCCGCAGGTGAGAGCTTCCAACACTTCTCTCGTCTCCCGCTTTTCACCTATTTATGGGTGCAGTTACTACTTCTGCTTCTCCCGCCCATTTCGTCGCAACTACTCAGGGCCGGTAAGGACGTAACTCGTTTCCTTCCATCCCGTATGTGCTTACTTTGCTCTTTTTTTATTACGCGCCGAGCAATCTGGTATATGCACTCGAAACCATACAGTTTGCGCATTGGCTGTTCTTCAAACTCCATTTAACCCATTCTTCTTAGCAATGAAATCGTACTAGCTAGTTACGACCCGCCTCAAAGCCCTCCTCATTGCTCAAGCATTTGGGCACCTTGAACCCTATTATTGAGCGGGCATCCTTCTCTTTTTGTTACGCAGTTTTCCTCAGCGCCACGGTCCATCCCATTTTTTGACGAGCTTAGTTTGCCGTGAAGTCCTGTTTTGCCCTTAAAATGCATAGTTAGGTGTACAACTAACTATGAGGCTAGTTTCCGTCGAAACAGATATTTTCTTGCGACAACCTAGTCTTCTGCGATTCGAACGCGTACAAGAATAATTATCGTTTTGCCCTAGCACCAATGACGATTCGGTGCTTATCCACGACCCACCCATTCTAAGCCGGTTGGTTGAGGCTTTGGTAGCGGTGGTAGGTTACGATCCTACTGACAATAGTTTATGAGGCTATGTGGACTCCAAGTCTCACCGCTATATAGAAGGTTTTTCTCCACAGAGAGGAACACCTACAACCCCTTGCGCAAGTGAGCCAGTTTATTGGTCCTCGGCCAGACTTTCACTGGCACACCGGCACCCCATCTGGGGCGGATCCCGCTGACTGCTCAACAGCATCGGTAGCATTCGACTTCTTTTCGCCATCTCACGCGGGCGGGTTAGGAAAATGCCAGACAAGCTCCACCACGACTTAGTTTTAAAGCGGTTAACCAAGCAAACCGCAAGCGACCTCGACGCGAATTGAACGCGCGACAGGCTATCGCTCTAGCCAGCTGAGCTACGAGGCCATATGGGATTTTAAAGGCGATCCCAGCGCCTGAACCATTACCCCACGTATTATGCACGCCGCGGGACCGTGTCTTTTTCCCCTTGGTACATTTATATTATACCATATTTTTGAGAAAAGTCAATTGTTAGTCCTCATAAACTTCTGGTTCAATTTCCATCTGTTCGCAGAAAGTAGATTCTACATCATACCAAGTTTCGTGAAAGTCGAAGTCATAAGGATAAGAATCCTCATCATACAGCTCTTCGCAAGTACGGTCACATACAAAGTCATCAAGATAGTCAGGCATAATGCTTATCTCCTCCCTTTCTACAATTATATTATAACATAATTTTGAAAATTGTCAAGAAAGAAATACCTGTAATTTTTACTAGTGAAAATATTGGGGTAAATTCAGGTTCAAAATTACAGGTATTGCCAATGCTACTCGCGTCATAGCACTAGCGGCCGCCATTTAGCGTCACGCCGCGGTGGGCGTTACATCCATATCGAGAATGACCCGAGCGGATTATCAATGCCGTATTCTCCACGACCCATTTCAATAACAATGGTTGGCTGTCCACCACGTCGCTTGGTAATCCGGATTCCCTTTACAGCCTTGCGAAGCGGCTGGTGCTTTTCACGTCAGCGACAGAAACGCTAGTATTCTTTGCCGCGGAGCCGGTGATACTAGAAACCTCTGGAGTGGTAAATGAGACTTGAACTCACAGCATCCACCTTGGCAAGGTGGCACTCTACCATTTGAGTTATTACCACAAATAGGTTGATTATGGCTCAACCTTAAGCCATCAACCTACTTATAGAAGATTGAAAAGATTTAGAGATTCAAAGAGAGTAGGAATATCATCAAGTGAATTAGTAGTATAGTGATAAGACTTATACTTCTTGATGAATGCTTCGAGTAGCTCGGCATAATGCTTCTGAGCAGCGTTCATAGCCTTGCGAGCTTCTTCTAGCTCTGCGGCAGCAGCCTTACGCTCTGCGGCTTCCTTCTCCTTCTTTGCCTTGGCCTCTGCCTCGGCGCGTTCCTTTTCTTCTTTAGCACGAGCTTCGGCTACTGCAGCCTGATGCTCTGCCTTTTCACATTCTTCTACAGTATTGAATAGTTTATTTAGCTTTTCGCTATAAATCTTCATACAAGTTCCTCTCCTTATATATGTGGTTCCTATCCCACGATTTAATATAGTAGTTAGGGCGGGCTTTTCCCTTTCTACTATCTATATTATAACTTAAAATTTTAAAAAAGTCAAATATTTATCTCCTGCCAACCACCGGGGTATACTGCGGGAGACCATACATTATTATTTATTAGACTTTCATATACTTTGCCATCAAACATTACTCTATCCCCAATAGAATAGGCATTAGTGCTATCAGGCTGTTCCCATTCTGGTATGACATTTGGCTCCGGAATAAGAACTTTAGCAAATAAACTTGGAGATGCTAAAGGTGTCCAAGATGGCTGCGAAGTATGAGCTTGTAATACCTTATATAAAATTCCTTCATAGCGTACCCGCATATCGGTTGTATAGCTCATACTGTCGCCAGACCATTGTGGATAAAGTTCTTTTGCTTCAAGAGCATCTTCATCATTTAAAGAAAGGGCTGCTTTTTCAATATAGGGGCGCAATTTCATTGCTAAATCGTATAATTTCATAATTACTCAACCCCCAATAATATTTTAGCGGCTGCGAGTTCGTCTGCTAACTCCTTAATGGCATTTGCATTAGCAATTGCAACAGTAGATAAATATTCATCTTTAGTATAACCAACATAGTCATACTTGAAACCACTAATTGTTTCGCCATCAATTTCTTCTGTATATTCTTCTATATTAGAAGCAATGAAGACTGAAGTAGCAGTAATTTCAATTTCTTGAGGACGAGAGGCGCCGCAAACTTTACCATAATCAGTCATACTATCAGCCTCCCATTTGAGCGTTCCAAGAAGCAATATTTTGTGTATAAGTTGAGTTCTTTGTTGGAATGAACATTAGGCGTGCGCCAAATGCGCGTCCAGCAAAATCTGCAGCTTGATCGCAGCAATAATAGAATAGTCCATTATTAGTATCAAAACGCCAAGTACCACCAGCCGCAATAAAGTTAGTGCCGCGTAGTGGGGCACTAGCCCAGACAATGTCGCCTATAGGTAGCGCACTATTGGCTGTTGTCTTAGTACCAATTGGTAAGAATACCCAATCATATGTATCACTTGGATAGCAGAAATTGCTGATCCAGTTTTTACCGGATGGAATGCGGAATCCAAGGCTGTTATAGTTATTACCCAATTCATTGGTATAGTTAAAGTCAGTACAAATATATGGTACACCGCCTTCTTGTGAGCCATCTCCGTTTAAGAGAGCACCACCAATAAAGCGCCAAATATTACCCCAAGGATTTTCCATACCACGGTAAGAAATAGCGCTGTAACCATTACCACCCGATGTAGTTTCGGTACCGTTTGCTTCTCTAGTGGTTGCTGCGGCCGACCCGCTTGTGTTACCAAGAGAAGCAGTAGAACCAGTATATGCCGCGCAGTTATATCCAGCAGTATCATTAATAGTAGATACGCCCTTGCCGAGAACATTCTGCCCATTAGGAGTATTATATTCAACCATAAAGAGCATTTGCATTGCACTTTCAAATGCCATATTTGTAATATGCCAGCCAGGGCCACGATTGTTGGCGAGCTTTTCGGCAGAGGCAACAGTTAAATTATTGTACTGGCCGCTAATTGGCTTGTAGCCACGAACAGAACTAAGCTTGTCATTATCAAAGTCAATTCCTGCTACATCTCTTGTCCAATAAGAATTAGAGGACGCATCATATAATGTACCTTCATAAGCAGAAATGAGAACATAGTCAAGTTCTTCACCACTAGCATTCTTAAAAAGTGGATGAAGCTTAAGTCCTTGCTGAGCGGTCGCTGAAATAACTAAGGTTTCTTTTTCAACTGCATGACCAGTATTTACTACTGTTGTAGATGTTGGCATACGACGATAGTAGAATTTTGGTTGATATACCATAACTTGGCCATTAGAGCCATCGTCACGATAATTTGCGTCACCATACCAAGCTGTAATTTCACCCGCATCACTTACATTGCAGCGTCTGCGGCCGCCAAATATGGAGAGAGTATTAAAGAAATTGACATCATTAATGGTCTAAGTGCGGATAAAGGATTTATTTTCATAGTCAAATTCACTACCAGCAGAACCACCGGGGGTATATAAACCATTTTCTATAAGTAGTTGAATGATAGAAGATTCTGTAGAAGAACCTGCTATAATGTTACCATTAGCATCAATAATGACTATATTACCTGCATTGTCACTGCCTAAATTAGTACTCCCGCCGCCACTAATATTGATATTATTAATAGCTGTTTGTAATTCGGTTTTTACACTATTTACATATTGTGTAATAGCTTTTTGAGTCATTGTACCGTTGATGTTGTTACCAGATTGCTGATACATAATTAGTAAATTATGCAATGTATTGGTACTTTCATCGGGATAAGTAGTGACTAGGTTCTTTGAAATAGATTCGTTAGTCATTGCAGTAGTTAGACTTAAAGCTAGCTTACCGATTTCGGTGTCAACTGCTTCAATATCTATACCTGCATTTTCTAAATCTTCAAGTGCTTGTGTTACAGTTGCTAGTGCTTCGTTGGCATCTGACAATGCTTGCTCGGCATTTTCATTATTTGTATTTGTTTGTTCTGTGATAGAATCAATTGCATCTACTGCGGCCTATGCATTAATTGCCGCCTGAGCCGCGCGTGCTGCATAAGTGGACACTTGGCCGCTAGATGATAATGCTCTACCTAGTATAACATCAATTATGTCCATTGAAAGTCACCTTCTTTGCAGTATTATTTTATTTTATAGTTGTCGGATCTGGATCTGGTTCTGGATCTTCTTCTATAGCAGGTGAGTTTGATACTAATGCAGCAGGATAATCACTGGCAGATGAGGCAGTCAATCTTATTAATTGGCCACTTGGGTCAAAGAAATAAAAATCATAATATCCTGAACTGTCTACATTCGCGCCAATACAATTATATAAGTATTCATCGTTGTTATTCCCAGTTGCTTGTGCTATTACTACTCCGGATTTTACCGCTTGGAATAAGTCCCCTGCGGCTATATCTAAGGCTCCTGTTGATGAATTTATACTTACAATAGTTGCCCCAGCATTAGTAACTCCATTTTCCAAATTATTTAATTTCGCCGCGGTTACTACATCTCCTGCGGCCCACGTTGTCTTTTCATAAGCCATTTTAAATCACCTCATGCGTTTATTAAGGGAGTTGATGATTGTTGTGAATCATAAAATAAATCCTCTGTAGATTGTAGTGCAGAATATGGTATATTATCAAAAATTGCCATATAATTAGAATTTGTTCCAATTCCTATCAAAGGATAGATCTCTTCTCCGCCTTCAAAGTTTTCTACCATCTAAACTATTTTATTATTATTAATAGCTTCTACAATATCATCATAACTAGCGCTTAATGTAGTACGTGTTATGTTTTCGTCTGCTCCCCTTGATGGAGTTACGGTGGTAGTAGTGGCTGTAATATAAAAAGTATTTAAATTAGCAACTCCATTTTCTAAATTATTTAATTTTTCTGCTGTGATGAGGTCATTACTTGACCAGTTAGTTCGATTATAGGCCATTAATAATCCCCCCATTATAATACAGTTCCAGGATTTTGTGGCGAAGGAAGATCTTGAGATGCGGTTAAGTGTTCATCTGCACTTTCACTATAAAAAACTGGGCCTTCATTAGTACCAACTAGATAATGGCCAGATTCGATTGCCATATAGCTGACATAGAAAAAGCTAATCCCGTCGTTTACTTCCATAGTAAAAATAATTGTGGCGCCATTATTTATAAATGCTGCAATTTCATTATAGCTATAATCAATGCTTGCCATTTGTTCGTCTACATTAATTGTTATTGGAATATAAAGAGCACCGCCTGTCGCCACACCATTTTCTAATTTATTTAATTTTGCCGCAGTTACGGTGTCACCCGCCTGCCATACTGTTTTCTCATAGGCCATAATTATCACCCCTATAGTACCATATTGTCGGCTGTGCCTTGTCCTACTATATCACTTGTAGCTCCAGAGCCTGCAGGTGTACTGCCGCCAGTTCCAATAGAAGAAATATCAATCCATTCTTTATCACTAGTGGCCATGTAAACTTCAAGCCCCGCGGATCCTTTTAAAACGATACATACAGAACCTAAAGTAATTTGATTATTAGGTATATTAGCCATATCTGCGCGAGTATCGCAAATATGTTCATAAGTCACTATATTATCTAATGAACCGCGTTTGGTCATTATATTCATATATATCACTTCCTTTATTATAAAAATAAATGGGAAGGGAATACCCTTTCCATTTATGTGAGTAAATTAACCTTTATATATACTAGTTTATTTTATCTTGTTAACAGTTATTATATGCTGATGAAGACTAAGGAGTCCAGCTATTAGGTAAAGAGCTAGTAAGTGCCGTTAAATCACTTAATAAAGGTTTAGTAGAATCAAAAGTAATACTTTTTTTATTACCAATAGCCTAATAAACACTATATGAAATAAGCTATCCTTTAGTTGCACTTACAGAAGCACCCGTGGCACTTGCTAGTTCATTGGCTTTAGCCGCAGTAATAAGTTCTTCTGCAGAATACCCACCCCAAGGAAAAGTAAGACTCCAACTTGCAGATACACTATAAGTTTGTGTATTAGCTCCACCTTGTACGTAAGCATTTGGTAAATATGTTACTTGAAGTCGAAAGCCAATTTTTGTTGCCCCATTAGGAGAAACAGTAATATTTCCGCTGCCATTAGAACTTATACTAACACTAGTATTAGTGCTATTAATTCTATATGTTCCCGCATAAGTAGGATATCCGCTTTGATTACCTACGGCATTGCGTGCCCTAGTCCAAGATACAGTAAAACTAGTATTTTGATATGCGGCAGGAATATTCATAACGCCATAAGCATTTAAATTAGCAGTAGAAGGGCTATTGGGACAAGATCCACTTGTAGAGACATATAATGACGCCATATTTACACCACCTTTATCCAAATACGCTAATTAACTTTAATATTATTACTACCCCATTCTTCATATTGTGGTATTTCACTAACATATCCTATTATAGCGTCATGGTAATCATGTATTTCTTCACGCGTCATAATATCTACAGTACCACCCGGAGCAGAGCATACCGCCATGCCTGCATGATAATTTTCACGAGGCTAATAAGTATAAGCTAGTACTCGGCCAGCTACAGCAATTGGAGTTTTTGCGGTAGCAGTTACTCCTTGCGCGAAACCATAAGTATCAGATACTATAGATGCTGCGGGAACAAGACGCTCATTAGCTAATGTCATAATTCCATTATCATTTTCGCGTACAACATATCCGGGCTATACATTATCAACCTACCGATATTCAGCATAATCATTCCATGCAGCGCCATATAATACTTTATTAGTTAAATCAACATATACGGCCGCAGCGCTTGGTGGACGTAATCGTAATTTATCAACGCTATCCTCATAAATAATATCTATTACTCCACCAAGAGTACCACTAGAAGCTTTGACTAAATCAATTTCTCCACCTTCTGTGGCGCTACTTTCTGGTGCTAATAAGGTGACCGCTCCATTGCTAATACTCTCAGTTGCTCTTAAAGAGCCAGTAACTAAAGTTGATTTTAATTGTGCCATTTTATCAGTCCTCCTTTTAGCACTCTATGAATTGATTTGAATCAATTGTTAAATCTTCATTTAAAGATAAAGCAGTAGTTTCATTTAATTCATCACATTCAACTATACCCTGTTGGGTTATTTTTATTGTATTTTGATTTTCTAAAAACTAATATGTATGAATGCGACTAGCATCATCAAATTTTGCTCCCACTTCGTATAAAATACGAATATCTTCTGCAGATAAAGCGGTAGCATAAATACGCACATCACTAATATTACCACTAAAATATGGAGTAGTAGGAGTTGTTTGATTACTTCCTGCTTCAGCACCAATAAAAATATTTGTGGCTGTATTATAATAGATTGGAGTTTTTGTTTCATATGCTGCTGTAGTAGCTTCTAACTCTCCATCTACATAAAATTTAACATTAAATCCATCATAAGTTCCAACAAAATGATGCCATCCTGCACTTAAAGCAGTCCAGTTTGATGTAGAGGTAGCACCTTTATAAGTATTACTACTTTCACCAGTTCCAATATAAAAACGTCTTTTTGCAGTTGAATTATCAAAACCCCAACCACCTGACTGTAAGCAACCAATTGTTCTACCATAACCAGCACTCCAATCTGCTTCATAAGCCCAACAAGATACTGTAATTTCATCTTTTAACATTCCTGCTTGAGTGCTTCTAATATATGTACTTCCATTAAATGTCATAGAATTAGAATATCTACCACCATTTATAACATTAGAATATATTGGATTAACATTAGCAGTTCCGTTATTATTATATCCACTACTATCAATAATAGCTTTTCTATTTTCTAAACTATCTGCATCTGCGGCAATCCAAGGAGTAGCGGTAGAACCTTTTTCTAATTTCCATCTGCCAATTTCTAAATTACGAGTACCAGTAGCATTGCCTGGAGAATTATAAATGCGTAAATAACTA